GACGGGAGGTGAACAAATTTTTTCAAATCACCAATCGTCAGGTCGTTCTTCTTGTTTAGGACAATGTCGGACGCGCCGCCGCCGTCGAGGTCCTGGACCTCAAAGCGGCGGTGGAAAGCGTCCACGAAAGATTGATACAGATTGGCAATCATCTTTTCCCCCTGCCATGCTTTTTTTTGCGCGTATACTTCACACGCGACTTAACCACACGCTTGCGGTAGCGTGGGGTGCGGAGATTTTTTGCGACGGGATTACGGGTCATTGGTTTCCCCTTCACCATGAAGTGGGCAGGCTGGGTCTGGAATCGGGCTGTATTCCAATTCCACACAAGAACAGTTGACCTCCTCAGTGAGCGCGTCCATGTTAGCCAGTTGCGACACTACTATATAACGGGCGTATCCTTGCACGTCCTCGCGCACCTCATGCGCCCCGCAACCGTAGTTATTTATCCAGGCCGTCGCGTCAATATCAACCGTGAAATCAACCTGGACCTTCATCAGTTGATCTCCCGCTTGTAGGTCTCGCGGAGGGCGTCGGCCTTATCAAGCCAAAGCCTTTTGAAGTTGGGGTCATTGGCCCGTGCAGCGGCGCTCTCGCACCGCGCTACGCGGCCCATCTGATTGACGAGCCGTTGGTTTTGAAAGAATTGTTCTAGCAAGTTAGTTGACATTACGAATCCTCCTGTAGTGGACTTATCCCATATTTACAGGATGGTTGTCAACTAATTTATTGAGGGAGGGTTTTCTTCCAGTTCCCGTTCTTCCCGTTCCCGTTCTTCCTGGCATCGGTAGCAACCTTGTTGCACCATATCGGTCATCGACGCGAAGCACCACGGGCAGAAGGCCACGGGGCAGATTCCAAATTCTCCAGCAATGCCGCCTTCGGCTTCTATGTCGAAGACGCTGTCGCAAACGGAGCATTTCATGTTGGGAAAAGAAACGGCCACCCTCTCGGTCAGGGGATGGCCGCTTCGGGTTCCGGCTGCAAGGAACTCACGCAAGGAGTCAAACCAACGTGAGATAGGGAGGAGAGGCGCAGCCGTCTTAAAGAACAAAACTCGTGATCGCAATTGCCACCATATAGCAGATGCAGCCGACGAGCAATACCCTAGCCAGGATTTGACTACGGCGTTGGTTTTTCTTCCATTGCTCAACGAACGTGGTCCTTGGCTCCATCGAATTTCTCCGTGTCGTTACCCCAAATAGACCACCCCTGTCTTGATTGCCGTGCAAAAAGTTCAATACGGGGGAGGTCACCCATGAGTTGCACGATCCTGTCGGCAACCTCATCGGGTTTCCTAGAGTGCTCGCGCCGGGGAGAAATGACAAGTCTTTTTACATTTTTTGAAACGCGCTTGGGTTTTCCTTTCGTACCCAGGAGGCACAGTTCGGGGTTGGCCCGTGTCCAGTAGCCAAGGCCCGTGAAGAAGTCCGCTTCGGTCCATAGCGACGGTGGTGCGCTCTTGTTCATTTTGGCCCAGTTGAAGGCCACGGTTTTATATTTGAAGCCCCACGCTTCCATGAGCCGGAGGCCTTCGGGAAGAAGCGGGTCCGTTACCCAGAGGAACAGGGCGCAGTTGTCGGCGGCTATGTTGGACACGGGAAGAGCCCGGATGTCGGCCAAGCTCATGCAGCCATAATGGTTTTCGGGCGAGCGGCCTTTGCCTTCGGCGCTCCAGGTCCGGAACGTCCAAGGAGGGTCTGCATAAATTATGGAAAATTTTTCAGCCGGAAAGGAGAGCGACAATGAGGACCACTCCGTAAAAGGCAGCAGTTGCCAGCACAGATGTCATTCCTTTACCTCTTCTTTTGTAGCCAAGAATTGTTCTAGAATATAGGTGAACTCTCCGGATATCGTCCGGTGCTCACGTTTCGCCATTTCCGTCAAGAGCTTGTAGCTCTTGATGGGTATGACCACACTTTTCCATTTACTCGCGTCCATTGGATTTTCCTTTTACAGTTCTGGGACGGTATCGGATTTTTCCGCTTTGGTCAAGTCCCCCCAGGATGGTCCAAGCGATATATCGCATGGCGTAGGAACGGACAGTTCAACGGCATCCTCCATAGCCGTGCAAAGCTCTCGCGCTTCCTTCTCGTCGGCTACCGAAAAAGCCAGTTCATCGTGGATCTGGACAAGGGGAATCTTTCCCTTTTCTTTATATATAGCGGCCATTGCAGCCTTGGTCTGGTCGGCGGCACTGGATTGGATCAGCCGGTTCAACGCCTTGTAGGTGTACGCTCGTTTGATGTTGTCACCATATTCTATGTGCGCCTCTTCTTTTGGAAGCGCCTTGGAGGAGACGAACAGGTTGGGCTCCCACAGATCAAAGCGGCACTTGCGGCCAAGCAGGGAGCGGACGAAACCTCCCTTGTCGCGGTGCGATACCTTGCGCTGGACCGCATCCATCAACTCTTTCACGAACGGAACGTCGCCGTGGTACTGGCGCATGAGCCGTTTGGCGTCATCCGTTGTCACGTCCAATTGCTCCGCCAGTTTTGTCTGTCCCATGCCGTACATGATGCCAAGGTTGATGGTCTTGGCTTGCTTCCTGGGGATGGAGCAAATGTCGGCCACCATCTGGTGGAAGTCCGTGTCGTCCTTGGTCTGGTAGGCGTGGACAAAGGCGTCGGAGCCGGTCAGTCCTTTGTTAGTGAGGCTTGCGAAGTGGACCAGGATGCGGGGTTCTTGCTGGTCAAAGTCCATCGACGCCCATTGCTCTCCCTCCTCTGGCAGGAACAGGCCGCGTATCTTTCTCGCCATGTCCGGGTTGCGGGCGGGGATTTGCTGGAGGTTGGGGGAAGCCATGGAGATGCGTCCGGATACCGTACCGCCGCCCTCACTCCGTAGCTGGTTTATATGGCCGTGAATGCGGTCCTTCTCTGCATAGCGGAAGATGCTCGACAGGAAGGTATTTCCAATCTTATCGTACTCTCTGGCTTCTGCAATTTGCTGGGCAATAGGATGCTCATGCTGCGACAGGAAATTCTTGGTAAAGCTAGGAAGTCCGGTCTTGGTGCGCCCATAGGGGATCTTCAGTTGGTCGAACACCTTGGCAATTGACGCCGCTGCCCACAACTCAATGTCGCGGTCGGTTTGCTTTTTGATGTCGGAGAGGATCTTTTTGACGTGAGCAAAAAGAGACTGCTTGAGACGTTCGGCCTCATCCAGGTCTACCCGCACCCCGCGCCACGTCATGTCAATGCAAAGAGGAAGCACTTCCGATTCCAGGTCAAACACTTGCCACAAGTCTTCTTTTGCAAGCTCTGCCTTGAACGTCTGCCACAACTGGAGCGTGAGCCGTGCGTCGGCCTCCGCGTACTCGCCAACAAAGGTGGCGGGAAGCTTGTACAGTTCTCCCTTTGGATCTACGCCAAATTCTTGCGCCGCTTCTCTTAGTGCGGCTTCGGATTTCATCTCACCCATGTAGTCGTAAGCGACGGCGTTGAGGGAATAGCTGAACCTGTTTTCATTCAACAAAGGTGCGGCCAGCATGGCGTCGATGATGCGGCCCTGCGGTTTGATGCCAATGCGCCGGAGCCAGCCCACGTCATAGGCGGCATTATAAAAGATCTTATCGGAGGGGTGCTTGGCGATTTCTTTCTCAAACCACTTGAGGACAATCTTGCGGTCAAGGTTGCCGCCGCCCTCATGCCCAAAAGGTAAGTAGGCGTTAAACCCTTCATAACAAACAGCAATTCCTACTACGTCGCCGTTGCCCGTGGGCCAGCCGGGACCATGGCTCTTGAGCCGTGGGTCTTTGGTCTCCAGGTCTATTGCAATTTCCTTGACGGCGCTGGGGGTAGGAGGAAGCTCGTCCACCGGAACCCATTCGGTTTTGACGCCCCACTTGGGTTTTTTAAGATTCTGTTTCATCTTCCAACTCCGCTAGTCTGCACTCGTAGCTGACACCGGAGTACCCCGCGCCGTCCACGTAATCGTCCGGATTGAACGAGCCCAGTTTACGTCTGGCTACTTTTAATATCTCCATCATGTTGGCAACGTCAGATGCCGATAACTCATCGACATTCCACAAGTAACCATTCCACAACCGCGCTATGTTTTCGTGGTTTTCCCACATACTACCGTGGGTAGCAGAGCGGTCACCTCCAACCAGCTTTATAGCTTTTTCCAGTATTGTTTTCGCCGTCATCTAATGACCTTTCCTCTACTTTCAATCCTATGGAGTTGGCGTATTCTATTCCTTGCTCCATGCCCCAGCTAATTCCCCTGTCCGTGTAGACGGCACAGAGGTCAGCTACACCGTACCAGTTTCGCGCCAGGGTCATGCCCATCTCGCGCTGCTCCGGTATGTTGTCGTCCAGCACTTGCGTGTACAGTAGGTGAGACACGAACGGAGACTCGCCTTGCAACAACGAATGCCACATGCATCGCCGTGCGTAATCAATGTTATCCAGTAAATCAAAGCCCTTGTAGGGACTTTCAATGATCACTCTAAATTCTTCGTTTTTCATATTGACCACCCTCTCTGTGAATCCTCTGGCATTTTTAAAACTAAATTCTGCTTGGTTCGTGTAATGCCCACATATAAAACGCGGTGGGCGTCGTCGGGATTGCGCTCCATGTCTTCCAGAGCTTTTCCGG